TTCTCTATCAGAAGCAGAATCAACAACAATGTTAGAAACTGTTACAAAATAATTTTTATATGTTGAACTAAATACATTGTTAATTGCTTGACTGGCAACTGCAGTAAAACTGGTGGTATTCAATAAAACCATTCCAGCTTTTTTTGTACCAAGGGCTGTATTCATAGCTGTGTCAACAGCATCGCCTAAATCACGTATTGCGTCTGCGCCATTTTTTACTAAATCAGTATCGGCAGGCGTTGGAAATGAATAATTGGTTGTATTCGGCATATCTCTAGTTTATCCTTTTCTTAAATAACGTCAAGCCAACGATAATCGTTAGCAAGGTTTTGCCATTGAATAACAGCGTTGTAGTCTTCCCACTGAATTGAGAGGGTGCTATAGATTGAGTTAGAAACAGACATAGTTAGTTCAAGGTTGTTTCGTCCTAGTGTCCAAGTCCAGCCTTCACAAAAGCCTTCAAAATATCCTTCAGGTATTAGCCCTACTGGGATATTGTCTAAATACAAAAGGGTATCCATTGAGACACCTAGTAAGTTATCTCTGACAGTATTTGTCATATCTGAGTGGGCAAGATTGACAGTAACTTCTTCAAGTGACGCTTTAGGTGTTCCTCTGTAATTAACAAAATTTGTAGCTTGTTCTGTGGCGTCAGCTGTTTCGGCAAGTATTGTTGATCTTACTTCTTGAAGCAAACCATAGTTATTTATTGAGGTGTCATTTTGTGCTTCTACTTCTAAGACTGGGTCATCATATTGGATTACAACACTATTAACAATGTCTGCTGTTTGTAGTCTTGTTTGTATGTCAGCGTTTACAAGATTAGCGTCAAGTTCGATAAGATTAGCTGCATAGTTTTCGCTTCTTCGCTCTGCGTCTGCGTAACCAATTTTAAAATCAGTTGTGTCATATAAATATCCTAACCCTGATTGTTGTGTAACGTCTGTTAAATTGTAAGCCTGTTCTACTTGTGCTGATCTTGCAAGCATTTCGTAACGCCCTGCGTCGATTGTGTCTATGCCTTGAACACCATAGTTAGCCCAAGTTTCTGTGACAGGTATATCGTCCCAAGTAAGTGTGTTGCTTAAATCTTCCCAAGCTGTATAAAGTGTTTCTTCTAAAATACGTGTAATGCGTGCGCCGTCTAATTCTTCTGGATAAGCAACAGATCCAGCGTAACGTTTAACAAGTAAACCAAGAGCGCCTACAGCTTGTATTTGTAGGGTGTTAGGTTTACCACCTAAACCTGCACCGGCAAATCTGTTGTGAACACTTGAAACTTCACCTGTAAATAGTTTTACATAAGCACCTGTTGAGTCTGTTACTTCAATCAATATTGTGTCTAATAATTCAACTGTTGGGCTTGTGCCGTCAAGGTTTAATAATTCTAAATTGCAATAACTAGGTTGAGTTGCTTCAAAGAAATCATTACGACCATAAGTAATAGTTGCGTCTTCAAGGGTTGTAGAAGTTTCAACAGTTCCAGCAATAGTAACCCTGTAAGTTGGTGTATATACAGTCATTGGTTATCTAAACCCAAAGTTGAATGGCTTTATTCCTGTCGTTTTTAAGGCTGTGTTTTGAACTTTAGTTATTGTTCTAGCTGTGCTTTGTGGATCTATAGCGCCCTTTACGTTGTTGTAAATATTGACTACTGAACTTGTTGCTTGTTTGACGGCTGGGGTTAGGCTGGCTAGTTGTGGTGCAGGGTTTACTAGCAATTTGCCAATATCAGGTAAACGATTGTAAGCACCAATAGCAGTTTCAATAGCGTTAATAATTTGAAGTATTTTGTCTAAGAAACCTTGTAAACCTTTGTCATTAGCTGCACCTGTTAATTGTGCTACAAAATCGCTTACTTTTATAGCAACATTTCTTAATTCTTCACCTAGTAGATAGGCTGAACCTTTAGCACTATTTAAGTCTGTTTGAAAAGTTACTGTGCCAGTTCCAACATCATAAAACGCTTTTTTTAATGAATCTTTACCTGCACCTGTTAAACCATTAACAAGTTGTTCAACAACTGGAAGAATAGTATCGGTCATTACTGTTGCAAACTTTTCAAGTATTGGTAATAAAGCAAACCCTATTTGTTCTTTTGCTTCATCAACAGCGATATTTATGCGAGCCATTCGACCTGCAAAAGTGTCAGCTGCAGCGTCGGCTTGTCCTGCAAAAGTTTCTGATAATGCTTTTACAGCTGCGTCAAAATCTTTGGCTTTAATAATAGAAGCGTCTAAAGGTACGCCAAGACGTTTAAGAGCGCCTAGATTGCCGTCGTAAGCCTTTCCTAAGCCCTCTGTGATTGTTGCTAAATCTTTACCTGTACCAGCAGATATATCTAGTGCTAGTTGTTGAAGTTTTTGTGCTTTAGTAACGTCACCTGTTGATCTAACAAGTCTGTCAAGGCTTGGACGTAATTGGTCGTCTGTTACACCTGTTGCGCGTGCTGTTTTGTCAATGTAATCTTCAACGGCTTTAACTTGTTGGTCTGTTGCTTTGGTTGTGTTACGTAAAGTTGTAGCTAGTGATACTTGGGCTTTTTCATCTTCAATGGCAGCTTTAACCGCGTCTACACCTATTTTGATTGCCATAGTAGCTGCAGCTGCGCCAACTGCTAGAAATGCAGCCGCGCCAACTTTTAATGCGTCATCAAGTTTATTTGTAAAGGTACGTGTTTCTTTATCGGCTTTATCTAAGCCGTCAATAAAGTTTTTTGTGTCGGCAAGTAACGCAAGTTTGAGTGTCCTAATGTCAGCCATTAAACTCTACCTCTCCAAGCGTCTCTAACTTTTTCATAACCTGCTAACCATTCTCTTGCAATAGTTGGTTGGAATCTAGACATAGCAGGATACAACCACCAACCACGATTACCTCTACCTTGAGAAGGTGAACGTCTAGGAAACTGTTTGTATTGCTTAGATCCAAACTCACTACCCATTATTACATAGCCAGCACTAAAAGCACTAGCGCCAACTTTTTGACGACCACCAATACTAAACGAAGGTGCTTTATCTGACTTAGAAACTTTAATACTTTCTGCAACTGCTACAGCTTGTTTAGGATTATATGGTGAACGAGAAGCAGAACCTTTAGCATAAGCCGCACCACGTTCCGCTAAATCTTGTGCAATCTTTTTCATATCGTTCTTTGCAATATCGTCCATTTTTCCAAACGCACGAAGTAAACCTTTGTATTCTTTATCAACTGGGATAAGACTAATTGCTTTAGCCATTATTGCGCTCGTTCAATATGTCTATAGCTGTAGCCCAAATATCTGGATCTGCATTGAGCCAGTAGTCGGGTGTTATTCCAGTCGCTATTGCTAACTCGACTGCTATTCGCCCGATTGAACGGGCTTGGTAAAATTTGCTGTCTCAAAATCAACAGCTGCAATATCGGTGACTTTGGGTTTCCAAGTGTCAATGCTTTCATTCTTTTTTGTAACACGTTGTTGAATTTTGTGACCCAAGAATAAAAGAAGCTGATTACTTGGACTGCTTTCTTCAGTAAGAATTTTAATAATCGAACGATTGTTGTAAAGGTCTTTTTCTGCTTGGGCAAGTTCATTAGGTCTAGTCCATTCTTCATAAACTTCACCTGTCTCTAATTCCCAACGTATCTTTAATTTAAGCATTTGTGTGCCCCTGTTCTGTTTGTTGTTGTTGTTACGCTGTTAGGTCTTCGGTTGGGATACCTACAACTTGTAATGATACTGAACAAGTTTGCACGTCCGCACCTGAACCTGTAATGCTTGGATATTGTGGCAATACTAAACCAGTTAATGTTACACCAGTTCTTAATGTCATAATAAAAGCAATTGTAGTATCTGCAGCTGTTTCGGTTCCATTCCATAATACTTGGTACAGGCTGTTTGGTGTTGCGCCTGCGTCGTTTAAGAATTCAACGTCAAGTGTAACGTTTGAATCTATGTATTTGTAGGCTTTGCCTGCAAGGGTGTCAAAAGTTAATCTTTCTGTATCAAAGTTGATAGCAGAAGAAGTAATTTGCTCTGAGTAGTTAACGCCGTTAACACTTAGAATAAGTTGACGACCACTTAAAATTGTTGTTGCCATTTTAGTACCTTCCTTAGCCTGTGTAGGCTGTTTGTAGTTGTATTTCAGCAGATAATAGATCGGTACTATTAGTCTGTCTAATTCTCGGACTTGATACTGACAGTATAATCCAATTCGTCGGTATTAATGCCAAGATTGTTTCTATATCATCTTCCAAGTTTGTTAATGCGCTTGGGTTTGAATACGTAGTGCTGACTACTTCAAGAGTAAGTCTTACGTACCAATTCTTTGAATTACCAATAACAATTGGTTCTAGGTATGGATCTCCAGCCAAAATAAGAGCTGCTGGTGGAATAATAATATCTGGGACGTGATCATGAGCAGAATACTTTGTGTTATCTGTTATTGCGCTTTTAAGCCCTGCACGTAGCGTACTCAAAGCCATAATTAACCTACTTGACTATTAGAGTCAATATATTTGCTTATTAAACCTGTAACTTTATAAAGAAGGGTTCTGCCCATTCTGTATGGGGCTGGTGTGTAATCAAGGGCTTGTTGTGTGCCACCTGCAGCTAGTCTTGATTGAAATACGTCTACAGCGATTTGTAGCACAGCTTCTTCTACAGCTGCTACGCCGTTGTATTGGACTAAAGTATTTTCAGAAGCAATACCATTAGGAATTGAATACCTATAATCGGTATGAACTGTTGCACCTGTTGTTGTAATTCTAAAAGTATATTCATCTACTATTGCAGATATTGTTTTATTGCCATTTATGTATGCTTCAACGCCTGTTATAGCTATTGTTGCGCCCTCAAAAAATTTGTGTGGTCGTGTTGTGTGAATTGTTGTTTCTGTGGTTGTTTCTGAATAGTGTTTATCTATTCCAACTTTCCATTGTATAAGAAAGTCACCTATTGCGTCTTCAGCTGTGTCAATTATTGAATCAAGTTGTGCGTCTGAATAAAGAGCAACTGGAACGCCAAGTACAGCTCTTAACTCACTAGCTGTAACTAATACTGGCATTTCTTATTCCTCTCGTTAAGGGTGTGGGTAGCACAGGGGCGAACTACCCACACGTTTAATGGTTTATTAGTTCTTGTTAAACCAAACTCCGCCACCAGCAACTTTAACTGCTAGTGCGCCGTATCCGTAGTAATTTACATCGATTTGGGCGGTGTTAATTACGTTAGTGCGTAGAGACAATCTTGGTGATTCGTACCAAGTGAATGAATCTGGGTTTACGATAATCATTGACTGATCACCAGTTGTGTATCCGTCTAGAGAACGTGATACATACATATCTAGTCCTGCAACGTTTCCACGTAATGAAGCTGGTGAAACTGCGCCACCTGCGTTTTGTGGGTTTGAAGCTGTATAGATTGGACGACCATTGTCGTTGTAACCCATAATGTTGCCCCATTGGGTGCTGTTAACAATTAAGCTACGAGCAAATCCAAGTGAACCTGAATAAACGCTAGCTGCGCCTGCAGAAACGTAACCAAGTAAACCAGCTGCAGTATTATCTTGAGTTCCTGTTGCTAATGCACAAGAAGAACCAAGTACACCTGCTACATAAGAATCTGTGGCTTTTGCATAAGCAAATTCCATTTGGCGTACAAGTTCATCAAAAAATACTGGTGAAGAACGGTCTAACAATTCTACTGAGAATGTTTGTTGTCCACCGAATTTTTTAACTGCTACTGAAACAAAAGATGAAGCTGTATCTGTTTCAGATAATGCTGCTGCTTCGTCTGCTTGTGCAACTGTTGGTGCTGTTGTAATTTTTGGAATTTCAAAGGTCATACCAGAAGCTGGTAAAGTTCCTTTTGAGATTGCGTCAATTAAACCACGATCAGCATTTGAAATTCCGTTAATTACTTCGGTTGCTTGTGGTGTTGGAATAAAACCAGCGTTGTTGGTTGTGGTGTCAGCTGCCATTACATATTGACGGCTGTCTTCGTTGCCAAGTGCTGCTCTTAATGAGTGTTCCAAGTATGAACCCTTTGAAACGATTGGGCTTCTTGGTGCTGTGAAGATTGCTGGACGCATATTGCGTTCTTGGGCTTCAACAGCTGGGGTTGCTACAACTTCTGCTGCAACTTCCTCTACTACTTCTGGGGTTACTTCGTTTGTCACGATAGTATCCTCGCTTTCTGTTGGTTGTGAAATATCTGCGCTTGCAGCTACTTCGGTTATTTGTGCGTGTTCGCCAAATGCTGGAAATGTTACGTGTGAAACTTCTCTAAGAGTTGCTTCATTAACAATTACTTGTTCACCTTTAGTGACGTAATCATCAATCATAGCGCCTACGCTAAATCCAGTTCGTAAACCTTCTTGTGCTTCGGCTAATGCGTCGTCTCCTGCGTTGGTTCGTGCTATTTTGAATGTTCCGACAATTCCTTTGTCGTCTTCTTCATATCTTGATAATTTACCTATTGGTCTAGTCATATCGTGTTCGGTAAAAAGTTTAATACCTTCACCAATTTTTAATGAGCCTTGTTGAAATACAACGTCGCCCATATTGGTATGTCCTACTTGACCAAAAGGAACAATAACGCCTGTTAATTCACGTTTTGATGAATTAGCTGCGATAATGTCGGTTGAGAATTTAATAAAGTTATCCATTTATCAAATCTTCCCTTTCTCTTGCTTCCTCTATTGTCATTACACCAAGAGGAATAAGTTTTGCGTATATGTCTGCGCGTTCAATTGCACTTGGGCTATAAAATTCTTCTAAATCAAATTTTACAATAGATCCACGTGGCGTAATATCATTTTCAGACAATCTTTGTGTAATACAAGTCATTAAAGGTTTTAATGACAAATCTATTAGGCTTCTTCTTTCAGCTGTAACGTTTGAATAAGTCATTGAACCACCTGCGTTACCACCTACGTAATATTCAGGTAAATTACAAGCCCTAGCAATTTCTGAAGCCATATATTGACGTGCTTGGTTTAGCGTTAATTGT